ATATAAAAGAGGGGCAGGTCACCTACCCCCCTTTTATTTTCCGTAAATCGCTAAAAAAAGTTTTCCGCCAAAATCCCAAAAATCTCCGTTCTGTAAAAAAATCTCGGCAAAAAGTTTTCCGCCAAAAAGTTTTTAATTTCTCGGTCGCCAAAAAATAATATACAAAAATATATATTATTTTTCACACAAGTTTATTTTTTTATTTTTTCGCCAATAACTTTTTTTCTTTCTTTCGTTGGATTTTTATTTCATCACTCACAAAAGATATTGCCCTATCAAACTTTTCCTTGCTTTGAATAGTCATATCTTTTTTCATATCAAACTTCGGTTTTACCGCAAGTAAATTAAATATCAATTCCTTTCCATCGTATAAATCTTTATACATCTTGATTACATCACTATCATATTCTTTTTCCGCTTTATATAAAATACTATCTTCTGGAACTCCTTTCATTCTAATATGATAATCATAAATATCCTTACCATCAGCATCTACGGATTTTAGTTTATCTACATAACACTTCTTACCCAAGAAAATACTTTCTACCGCATAGATTTCTCCTTTTGCTTTTTCCATATTAAAGTCAGTATGGAATTGTCCCATACCTTTTCCAATTAATTCTTTGTTATGGATATTCTTATATTCTTGTGCTAATGTTTGAATGTCTTTATCATCAATATGGATACTATCAGTATCTTGGTAATAAATATTTAATTTTAAATCTTCTGCTAAACACATAACTTCATTCATAATTCGTTTGGTAATACTTAAAATCTCAACACCTATGTGTGCGTTATTGTAATGTTTATTTACCGGTTTCATCATTACGATTTTATATTTTTTACCATTCGCTAATAGAGTTGCTTGTTTAATGTAATTAAATTGTCTATTAACAAACTTAACAAAGTCATCGGTTTTTACATACTGAATATCACTATCAATAGGTTTCATATAACTCTTACCATAAGAAGAGTTCATACATTCTTTAAAAACCAATTGTAAAGGGTTGTCTTCCTTTTTGTATTTTAATCTTTGAGTAAATAGATATTGTATGGTTTCTTTTATTTGAGTATTGTGTCCTTCATCATAATAGTAACCATTAATAAACTCGTATTCTGCTTGTTGATAGTGGATAAAATCTTCTAATCCAACTTTATCTATGTAGATAATTCTACCATCTAAATCATTAGTAAATACTCTAACACCTTTTTCATCAATATAAGAGCATAGCGGAAATTGTAATCTTTTATTTATTTTCTTAACTCTAATACAGATGAAATAACCATCGTATTTATGAGGTTCAAAGTTGGTAATAATTTTTGGTTTTCCTTTTAGAAATCCAGTCATTCTCGCCATACCTGATGGATATAATGAAACCGCATCAAAATCAGCAAGTAGTTTATCCTTGATATGATGCTTCTTATTTTCGGCACACATAGTTCTACCACCTACGATACACTTTTGAATAAACGCTCGTGGAATACCACACATCTTTAATACTTCTTTGTAACAACCTTGTCTAACTAAATAATCGTGGGACATACTTGCTAATGAAACATAATTTATTGGATTTAGTTTAATTGCTTCTTTACATAAAAATTGGAACTTCTCGTAACCTGCTTTTAATGTAATACAATCCATATAACAATACTTACCGGCATAACGCAGAATATTTATTTTATTATCTACGATACAATCCCATTCCTTACAATTCTTTAAATATTCTTTATGTTCTTCTGGTTTCACAAAAGATAAACATTCTTCTTTATCAATAAATCCTAATACAATATTCTCCTCCGTATAAAGGTCATAAGGCATAATTTCTTTTTTAACTTTTAATTTGAAAGCGTCACCAAACTTTCTCAAAGGCATATTAATCATCTTCAAACTATCACGAACTTCAATCTTAATTCTTTTACCAAATCTATTCCAGTAATCACAAGTCGCCCACATTAATCCGTTTCCTTTTTCTATGGTTTCAACATTATTTAAATATTTGAGAATAAATCTAAAATCATAACCAGAGTTGTGTGCTATTAATATTAATACTTCATATTCCCTTTCTTCCGGTTCTTCACTTGGTTTAAATCCATATCTGTTACATAAGTCATCTAATAATTGTTTTCCGCAATTTTCACCCCAATATCCTATGTCGTTTTTATTTGTAAAACAACAATAAGGAGTATGATTAACTACTACTTTGTCGTTTCTTTTAGTAGTGGTTTCAAAATCAAAGTAGATTATATCAGCAATAATTTTCTTTTTATTTTCTTTGATTTCTTCGTTTAAAGTTAATTCACCATCAGGGTTTATTTCTTCTACTTCTTGTGTGTGCTTATTCCAACGCTTTTCATAAATACTATTGTTATATTCTAAACTGGTAAATATATCTTCTTCATATTTCTTAAAGTTATTCATCTTATAAACTTCTACACCTACAAAGATAGATAAGTGAGTTTCTTTTAACTCAACTAATAACTTGATAAGGTCATAACTACTTAATCTTGGAAGAGTAGATACTCGCTTAATTTTACCATCTTTTTCAAAACTGGTTATTTCATTCCATCTCGGTAAATCTCCAACCATACCATTCTTATGAGTGTTAAAATAGTTACGAATGGAAAAACTTGTAAAGTTAGTTGGTTCAATCAAAAAGTAATGCTTCTCAATCAAACCTAATTCAACTAATTTGTTTTCAGGATTTCCGTATTTTCTTATAACCTTCTTACCTCCCAAAGATTTTAGTGTAATATAAATATTTAGTTTTAATGCTATGTCTTTCAAGTATCTAATTGGAACAAACTGATTTTTAACATATTCTTCTGCTTTTGATGTATCTATACCGGCACACTTTAAACTGGTAATAAAACAATTATTATCATTCAATTCATCACCCCAGTTAGTATCCTTATGATATATAGCGTATTTTTTTATATCTAAATTATTAAGATTATGAGTATAAGGAAACAAACCACCTTCTACCATTCCATTACCAACCTGTTGCGGTAGGATATGTAAAGATAGGTCACCGCTTTCTTCAATAGCAGTAATAATTTCTCGCCCACTTTCATATTCAGTAGTAAGGATAGTAACCTGATTATTAAGTATATCTTCTAACTTCTTAATTGTAGCAGCATTCAACATATAAATCCTTTGTCCGCTTTTAAAATAATATTTTCTATTTTGAGGTCTTAATTTTGCTAATAGATATTTAATATTACCTAATTGGTCTAAATCAATTGGAATACCAGTATCAGCAGTAGTATTTGATGCTTCTACCTGATTAATTCTTTTAGTTACACCCCTAATATATTTATTACGATTATTAGTTTGCTGTCTTGCTACTGCTTGTGCTTGTCTTCTATCTTGTTCTGCTTGTTGATTAAGTTGGTCTATCTGTTGGTTATATAGGTCTAAAATATCCCTATAAGCAGCATCATTAGTAGTATAAGCATTATCACGCCTAAAACCCCTTATACTATTGTATCCAACATAAGTCAGTAAAGTTCTTCGGTTATTCGCTAAACCTCTTAATCGTTTGTAGTCCTTTCTCGGCATCTTATACTATATATATATATTATATATTATCTTTAAACCCTTTTTTTATTATAATATATTAAATATCCTAAATATATAATATATCCCTAAATATTCCTAAATAACACAATTTTTTCTTGGTCTTCCTCTTGGAAGTGGCGGACTTTCTAAACGCTTTCTTTCACGATACTTTCTGTTTGCTTCTTTACAGCGTTCATTAAAATTAGTTTTCCATTCTTCGTCCTCTTTTTTAGTATGGTAATATTGGCGTTGAAACTCATTATATTTAACAATATTTTTTGCTCGGTAATTCATAATTGCTTTTTTAACACTTGGTCTATAATATGACTTGTTTGGAGTTTCAACATTCTCGTTTTCTCCTAAATCTTGATTAGTATTTTCGGTTTCCATAGTATATATAATATATTACGATATTATTTTAAGTCCTTTTTACTAAATAACATATTATTTAGACATATTAAAATCTCCTAATAATATATAATGGAAAGGACAATAAGTAGTGATGGTATGATTAAAGAAGGTGACGATAATGTTATGGTATATTACCACTCAAAATATTTATTCTCTAAATTGAAATATCGTATTGAGAATGATGAGAAAAAGATAAAAATTGGAGAAACAATAAAGGTAAAATTGGAAGTAATTGATTTAGGCAAAATTGAATAAAATAATATCTTATGTAATTATATAAGACATTATGGAAGAAGTATCTTTTGAGAAGAAGATTGAGAACATAGTTGGTTTCAAAAATCTAATAGACCAAGACACAAGCAACGATTTTTTCCTATACCCTTTTATGAGTATGGTTCTTAATCTAACTGATAGTCAAGGTTTTATTACTGAACTTGGTTTGAAGTGTTTATTTAACGAAATTAACAAGGATTTTGATATTATTAATCAATCACCTGAAAAACCATCACAAAAAGCAATTGTTCGTCTTTGTTTATATTTTACAATCTGTTATAATGTTACACTCTTTTTTGGTGGGTTTATTGGAGGTCTTGAAACGGAAGAAGGTAAGAAGTATGCTGAAAAACTACCAATAGAATTAATTGATTATTTTAAAGGTATTATGGAAAGAGCAGATAAACTCCATCCTATTTTAGAACATCAACTAAAAGTATTAACAAATAAATTAACTAATAAGTATGCTAAAATATTTAACGAAGAAAAGCGTAAGCACTGGACGAAAGATATATTCCAAACAAGCGTCCATATTCCATCGCATCCTGATGATTTACCAGAAGGTTACAAACCTGAAAATTGTATCAATATTGATAAACCTATTTCTTCCCAAGTTTAACTTTACCAGTCGCACCGAGATTTGCTTGGTCGTATAATTGTGCTATGTATTCCTCCCTTGATGTTGGAATACCTCGCCCCTTCATTAACGCTGGACCAATTACATCGTGTCCTAAATCATATCCAAAAGTGAATGGATTTAAACCGGTTGTTGCTTTAAAAGGTTCTCCTACTTTTGTTCCTACATCAGTAATACTTTTTAGCAAGTTAAACTTACCGCCCTTTTTGTAACCTGCTTTACACTTTGGGTCTTTAAGTGCTTCGTTGTATTTCATATTGTTCTTTTTAGCATACGATTTAACATATTCTATCCAAGAGTTCGCCATCTTTGTATTAACAGGAGATTTTTTATTATCACCAGTTCCAATTTTACTTAATTCTTTTTTAGATTTAATCGTTTTTTGTAGCATACTTCTTAACTCTGCTTCTTTTGTGGGTTTATCTTCAATCGCCATTAATATATTTTCTTTTCTTTGATTTACCTTTTGATTACTTCGCCTTATATATTCTTTGGTTAATTCATCATCTTCATCTTCAATTTCAGGTTCAGGTAATACTTTACTTGTTTTTTTAACTAAATTAGAAGGAGCAACTTTACTTTGTTTTCCACCAGTTCCAATTTTACCTCCTTCATCACTTTCAACATCAGTAGCACCATCATATTCAAACGCCAATATAGCATCATAAATCCGTAAATATCTATTTACTTGTTGAGGATTGCTAAAACCTGAAACCCAGTTTCTATATCTTTGTCTAACATTAGCACTTCCTCCTCCAATATTATCAATAGCGTTTTGTAGTAGGTTTAACCTAATTTGATGAGTTGCTCCAAACTCGGCATTCAAAATAGAATTACCTTGTGCTGGTGTTAGAGGTATAGTAGGAGGTGGAGTTTCATAACCCTCATCAATCATACCACCTTTTTTCGGTAAAGTTTTTTTATAATCATCTTCCAATTGTTTATATTTATCTTGCTTATCAAAATAATTCTTTACATCTAACTTCTCAAAATAATCCTTTAAAAAATCAGGAATAGCACCACCTTTTTTCAAAATTACATTAATATAAAATCTTGCTCTTTTTATGGTTCTTTCTTTGAACTTATCAGGATTAGCAAGTATCATCATAGCAAAATTATGTAAATCAAGGTTCTGTTTATGTTGAGTATTATACACTTTCAATTGTTTGCTAAAACTTCCCCACTTCATATCTTCAAAATCAATAACACCAGCACCTTTTAAAACAACATCAAATCTCGCTCCTATATCAGTAAGAGTATTAGCAATCTTTCTTAATCTATCGTTTCCTTCAAATAATACTTTGGTTTCCTGTTTTACCCAAGAAACATCAGTTTCACTACCAATATTATTGGAATGTAAAAAAGAAACGATGAAATCCTGGCAGTTATTATCTTTTGCGGAATAAGTAAAATATTTTCCGCCCATTCTTTCTTTGGTCTTATCAAGTGCTTGATTAAGCGTTAATCCACCAGGAATATCGCTACTTGTAATAACTCTTGTTTCAGTATCTTTTGGTAATTTACAACCAATTTCAGCGTTAATAACTTCATTCTTTTCTAAAATAATTTTACCATCTCCAAACTCAATACAAATAAATAGATGAAAAAGTTTATCATAAGGGGTATTTTCTAACTTTTGACTAAAAGTATTACCACTTGCTAATTGTAAAGCAGTCATAAGAGGTTTTCCAAGAGGAGTTCTACCAATAGTAATACCGGTAATAGTTTTATCTCCATATTTGCTAATTATATCACGAACTTTTGGTGGATAATCATTACGCCCATAAACTACGGCAGAAGCAGTATCTTTTACTTTTTTAACTACTGATGTAGCAATATTAGAAACTGATTTAACTGCTCCTTTTACTTTTTTAATTACACCGCTAAATAATCCATATCCTCGTTTTTCTAATTCATCGTAAATAGATTTATTAGGTTCTTTTTCATTATCATAATTACCTTTATCGTGTTGTTCTCTTAAAAGTTTTTTAAGTTCTTTAAGAGTTTTATTAGAATGTGGTTCATTAGTATTGAAAACTCCTGATAATAATTCCTCAATATCTTCTGGATTTAATCTATTTTGTAAGTTTTCTAAACCGGTTCTATTTTTAAGTTGCCTAATTTCTTTTATTCCTTTTCCTTTGCGTCTTTTAGCACTCGCAATAGTATTAGCAATCTTCGCTTTTCTTGCTTCTTCTGCCGTAGCGTATTTCTTTGGACGACCTCGTTTTCTAATTTCATTAACTTCCATAGTGATATTCTCCATAGGAACACTAACAAAATTACCTGCTAAATCTTGAACTGGAACAAAATTATTCTTTTTAACCATTAGTATATATAATTAATATATATAATAATTTCAGTAACATAATAATTTAAGGAAAATAATATTACCATAATAATTGGTCTGCGTAATAAGACGCTGTCCCTAATTTATGTCTATTTTTCTCGTGTCTAATTTTATATAATCGTCTTCTTGTATCAGCATATTCCTGTCCCTTTTCTTTTATATAACTTCTGTAATCATTATATCTTGTATCACCAACACTCATAATAAATTGATTATTATAATCAAAAATATCTATTTTTTTATATTTATGAGAAGAAGGAGCAATCTTTATACCCAATTTTTTTGCTTGTTTATAGGCATAAGGGTCTATTTCGTATTTACCAAAAGCAAGAGGCACACCTTTTCCTTCAAAAGCAGGAAGGTTTTTATCACCTTTGTATTTCTGTTTCAAAAGTATTTGTTGTAATAGATTTTCAGGGTCAATCTCGTCAGGAATTAATGGAGTATTTTTATTTACTCTTTTTGTTGGTCTATAAACTGGATATTCTAAACCGCCTATATCTTTCCAATTTTCTTTGAACCATCTTGTTAAACCACTATTGTCTTTTTTTCCACTATAAGTTCCACCCATCTCTTTATATCGTTTAACTAATTGTCCGCTACGATACGCAGAATGCTGTGGATATTCTTGATACACAATTCGTTTTGCTTTTTCATACAATTCAGGATTATCAATTATACTCGGCATTATATATTAGAGGAGGAATTATTTTCATCTTTATTACTAATTTCAGGTTTATGTGTTGCTAAAAACTCTGTTTCCTTTTCTTCTGCTTCAATATCACGAACTATTTTCATACAACAGCAACTAACCTCTTTACACTTTGACTTATACGCCATAGAACATAATTTAATTAAGCAACCTGTTGTCGTTCCAATAAAAGCAACCCAAAATACTTCACTTAACATACTATTATATAGAAAGAAATTAACCAGCACGGAAATAAGCAGTTCCATTCACATCAACAGCAAACATACCAACAGAACCAGCACCACCAGTAGGGGAAACTGGAATAGTAAATATAGTAGTTCCTGATGGATATTGAATAGCAATTGTCTGTGCGGTAGATTTATTACATATTTTATACCACCAACCAATTCTCCCAGCGGTAGGTGCTGGTAAAACAAATATCCTTCCACTCGTAGAAGGTGTGGAAATAATAGTTTGAAAAGCAGTTGCGGTAGTCATAGTTGTAGTTCCTGTTGCTGCTCCTATTGTTGATATTTCCTGAACTCCTGCCCCAGTCCCAGCATTATTATTAAAAAGAAGAGGTTTATAAAAGGTCATATGGTCGGTCGTAAAAGAAGCAATATTAGTTTGACTATCCATTAAACTCCCTGAAAACATCTCAATACTATTATATATTATTCTCATAGCAGTATAAGTAGAAGAGGGTGCTTCTTCTAAAAAATATATCATCGGTTGCGGTCTTTGTGCTGGGTCAGCAGTAGTTTTAATTCCTGCTGTATAATTTACCTCTCCGTCGCTGTTATAATGGTATAAATTAACATTCGCCATCGCTACATCACAATAGGAATAATTTAAAACATCTTGTTGAGCGTATAATTGTGCTCTTGAAGGAAGGGTATTACTACCTGATAGAAGTTGTAATTGACCGAATATATCTGTTTGTGTCGTATTAATAGAATATATATTTAATTGTTGATTAGTTGATGCTGTCCCTGTCTTTCTTTTTATATTTTGTGTTCCAAAGTTCATATTACCTGTTTCTGTTGTTTGATTACCAATAGTCAAAGCATTATCAGTTGTATTGCTTAAAGAAAGAGTTGAGGCACTCGTAATACCAAGTGTAGAAGTTCCTGATACAATAAGGTTTGGTATGCTTTCTGTTCCTTGACCTGTTGGAAACTTTAAATATAGTGCGTCTGCTTGTTCTTGTGTTAATGCTCCTCCTCTTGCGCTCTCCCAATAAGCAGGAATAAATACACTTGTTTTTGGAAATAAAGGTGCGACTGAACTACTCATATTATTATATAATAACAATATATAATAAGTTTAGATGAATAATTCAATAACTAATGACTTCTATATTTATACTATAAAAAACTCTTTGTCTAAATCTTTATGTGAGGAAATCATAGATAGATTTGAAAAGGAAGATAAGAAGAGAGCAGGTATTACTTATAATGGAGAAGATAAGAATGTTAAAGATACTTTGGATTTTCACTTATCAGTTAATCCTGAATGCTGGAAAGATATTGATAAAGTATTGACTAACGAATTAGGTAAAGCATTAGAAGAATATTTCGCTCATATAAATAAGGATATTAGTATATTGCTTTGTAAGAATGTAAGTGACTTGGGATTTCAAATACAAAAATACGAAAAAGGTGTTGGTAAATATATTTTCCATAACGACCATCAAGTATATCATAAAGAACGATTAGATAGAGCAATTACTTATATTTGGTATTTGAATGATGTTGAAGAAGGGGGAGAAACAAGTTTTTTTAACAAAGGTAAAGTTAGACCAGAACAAGGTAAATTAGTTTTATTTCCTTCTTGTTGGACTTATCCACATTCAGGTATTATGCCGGTTAGTCACCATAAATATATCATAACAGGTTGGGTTCTAAAAGGTGTTGGTTCTAATTTTGAACCCTAATAATATATTTTACAACACAAAAAGGGGGTAATATATCTGCTGAATTACCAGCATTACCAGCAGTAATAGATAGTGTTTGAGTAGTATAATTTAAAAAGTTTTTAAAACTTGGGTCATTACTGGGGTAATTTTCACCTCTATTTGCTTCGTTAAATTGTGCGTTTTCTATCATATTAGTAGGATTAATTGTAACAGAGTGATTATGACTTACTAATTGACCTTCTGTAAGATTTCTATTACCACCAGTAGCAACAGAAGAACCTTGATAAGTAGCGGTTAAAACACCTGTATTATCTGCTCCATAAGGAGATTTACCCAAACAATTAGGAACATTAAAATTAGCACCTGAACCTCCATAAGTATATCCAATAAAACCGAATAAATCAGGAAAAACAGAAGTAGGATAAGAAGTTCCATCACACCAAACCCACTTATTAGGTGGAGTTGAACCTTCAAAAATAGTAATTTGTCCTATAAAAGCAACTTGTAAAGAGGTTGTAGAAGGAAACGATGATGAATTAGTATCTCCAACATCTCCCCAATTTTCAGGAATAAATACTGGTAAGTCAAATATAGGTGCTGGATTTGAAACTGATATTGTCGCCATATTGATTATAATATATAGATATATTAATTTGCTCTAATAACATAATTACAAACAAAAAAAGGTGGTAAATAATCTGCTCCACTACCAGCATTACCCATACTTCCATTCACGCCTAAACTTGAACCATTCACATTAATAGGAGCAAGAGGATTAAAAATATACGGACCAACTCCATTACTGGTTTGATTAAATCCAACATTAACCGCCATATTTAATGGTGAAATAGTAATAGAATGAGAATGTGTTGCTAATTGGTTACTTGTTATAGTTTTATTTCCTCCTGAAATAACCGGTGTTCCTTGATAAGAAGTAGTTAAAGCAGAAGTATCATCAGCACCAACAAAGGTTTTATTTATAAGATTAGGCATATTGAAATTATCACCTGAACCTCCATAATCATATCCAATTATAGCAAATAGAGAAGGATAAGCAGTAGTAAGATAAGAAGCACCATCGCACCATAAAAAATTAGATGATGGTAAAGTTGTTCTCGCAACCATAAGTATTTGCCCTAAAATTGCTGTTGTAGATATAGTTGTAGTTGTTGCTGATGTAGTAGTAGTAGAATGTATCCAGTATTCAGGTATAAATATAGGTGCGTTAATAATAGGTGTTGGATTTTCAGGTTTAGTCGCCATATTGATTATATTATAGATAGATATTTTTATTAGTTTGCTCTTATTACAAAATTAGAAACATTAAAGGGAGGTAATAAATCTGCCCCACTTCCAGCGTTTCCTGCTGTTCCAGTAAAATTGTCTTGTCCGTAAAGTGCGGTTTTAACAATATCACCACTTCCAGCAGCAATACCTTGAATAGCATTATTTTGAGTAAAACTTTGAAGCATAGGAGTAGTTGGAGATATACTTATGCTATGAGAATGCGTTGCTAATTGATTACCACTCATAGTTTTATTTCCTCCTGAACTTACAGAAGAACCACCATAAGAAGTTGTATAAATATTAGTAGCGTCACTACCAACAGGAGTTTTACTTCGTAAATCAGGAACAGCAAATAAACTTGCTCCATTCCAAGTAGCACTCGCAGTAGATAATCCTGTTGCTGCTTGTGTTGTAAAACCAGCAGTTCCACTACTCGGTGTAATACTACGCACAAGATTAGTAAGGTTTATTTCCATTCCAAAGGAATTACTCCAAGTTGTAGACATACCAGAATAAGCACCCACAGAACTATAACTTATAATATACCTCATCGTATAGGTAGAACTTGTTGCTTGAATATCAGGTGTAAAATAAAAATAATAATTACCAAAAGGACTTTCCATAGTCCAAGTAGTAGTAATTGATGTATTTTCAACACTAAATATAATATTAGAAACTGACCCTGCCTCTGCTATTGCTGTTCCAGTATCAAAAAGCACACCATCTTTATAAACCTCATATCCTACATTATCTAATTGAAGTGTAATAAAAAGAGTAGCAAATCCAAAAGGAGAAAAACTCCCTGTTCCATCAGCGCCAATTGGAGAAGATATTTTAAAATTATTAGGTGACCCAGATGAAGTATTGCTTGGTATTACTATGCTCCAAAAATAAAGGGCAGCACTACTTTGATTTATAGTGCTTCCAGAAGGAGATAATTGGGTTGTATCTAATTTGGGAGAATAATTTTGATTGGGTATATTAACAACAGAAGACGATGCTGGATTTGCTACGGAACTACTACCATAATTAGTTCCAATAACAGCGTATAAATCACTATATAATGATGTAGCATAACTCGCTCCGTCACACCATAACCAATTAGCAGAAGGTAATGAAGTTCCTTGATAAGCAATAATTTCTCCAACTATACTGGTATTTACTACGGAAGTTGATGTTGATGATGTGAGTGAAGTAGAAGTCCAATTTTCAGGTATAAATACAGGCAGATTAAATATTGGAGAAGGATTTTCAGGTTTAGTCGCCATTCTTGAATATAATATATAGTTATATTATTTTCTATTACTAATATATATAATGCCTCCAAAAGAGAAAAAGAAAGCAGAGTTAGTAGATTGGTATAAAAAAATACCTGAAAGGTTCTTGCTAAAAACTCATAATCCACATTACGAAACACACCATATTAAATTACCATTCCGTATGATTATTATGGGTTCTTCTGGAAGTGGAAAAACTCAAACACTTATGTCCTTGATATACAATATGCCTGATACTTTTGAAAATATTTATATCGCAACAAAAAATAAAGATGAACCTTTGTATAATTATATTGATGAGAAACTTGGTAAGAAAGGGTTAAAGATGATGGAAATTGATAAAGATGGATTACCTGATTTAGACAAACTTAATAAGGAACAACAAACTTTAATAGTTATGGACGATTTAGTAGGAGAAAAAAACCAAAAACCGATGGAACAATTCTTTTTAAGAGCAAGAAAGAAAAACGCAAGTTTGGTCTATATTACGCAGTCCTATTATGCTGTGCCGAAGATGATAAGAAATAATATGACTTATTTAATAATAAAACAAATTAGTTCTATGAAAAACCTTACTATGATAGGTAGAGAGTTTGATTTGGGAATGAGTAAAGAAACTCTTACTGCTATGTATAAGGATGCTACTGCCGAAAAGAAAAACTTTTTACTTATAGATTTGGAAACAGAACAGCGTGATAGGTTTAGAAAGGGATTTAATGATATTTATGATATTGAAGATGAAGAAGGTGATAATTAAGATACTATTTAGGAAGTTTTCGCATAATTTTCATATTATTATTTTCTCACTATATAATATAAAACAGAATGAGCGGAACTGGTAGTTTAATGATTAGAAACTTGCGGAAACCGAGTGATTATTCAAAGGGAGTTATGACCCAAGATGAATTGCTCCGTATTGCTATATCTAATGATGCTAATGTAGCAGGAGCAAGAGCAGGATTTCAGCGTGGAGAAATACCGGCATTATCAGCACAGGAACTTAAATCTCCTGCGGAGTTACAAGCGGATACAGCACTCCAAGAAAAAACTGCTTTGGATAATTTGCTACAACTTTTTGCTTATAGGGAAGCAGCAGCAATTACGAATGAACTTAATGCTGATGAATTATTTATATTTAATACTACTTTTCCTCAAATTAAGTCACAAATACAAAAGAAGTTTAATCCAAAACTTTTATCACCTACTTTTTTTATAGAATATTTGAGAAAGTTTATTGAAGAACTTGATGAAAGTAAGGGTGTTTCTACCAATTTAGCGTCTATTACCAATAAGTTTAATACTTTAACAGATAATATTAATGATTTGAGAGCAATTCTACCAACAAGAAATCAATTTGCTAATTTACAAAGTTATATTGAAGATGAGTTTGATAGATTGCCTCGTTATGTTGTAGCACCACTTTTAGAAAGAATACAACGATTACAAAACGCAATTCCTTCTAATGATGATTTAAGAAGGGTTAGTAACGACCAAGAAATATTACAATACGAAACTCTTAATATGCTACAAAATATTACTGCTGATATGCCTACACAAAATCAATTAAATATGATTATGGAAGATATTAGAAGTGGTAGAGCAACACAAGCAGAAGGAATACAAAGAATTGAAGACGCTATTTCAGGTGTAAGTGACGGACAATTAGTTATGTTAGAAGATTTACTGCGTGAAATACGACAAGCAGCACCAGGAAAAGAAGTTCCACTTGAAATATTAGCACAAGTAGATACAGGTATTAAAGAAATCCCCTTTTTAGCAATTGAACGAAGAGTAACTAAAACAGGAACACCAGCAAAGCAAGGAGATATGTATATTATATATAATAATGGTAAAAACGAACCAATAACTTTATCAATATTACAATCTTATGCTGAAAGAATACCTACTTTTAGAACTTGGTATAGTGCTAATGTATCAAGAGGGGCAGTTAATCTTAAAGATTTAAGAACTCATATTTTAGCACAAGGAGGAGGACAAGCAGAAGGGTCACCAAGAAAGGATGTTGCTTTTGGTCCTGTAAAAGAAGGATTTGGTATGAAAGCAAAAAACGGAAGAATTGTTGCTACAAGAAAAATAGGTAAAGGTGTTGCTTTTGAACCTGAACCAACTTATAGGCAATTAGGTAAGTATGTAATTAATATGCCTCAACTTAAAGAGCGTGATATTTTGAATGTAAAGTTTCCAAGTTTAGGACGCATTCCACAATTTAAACCCACACCGGTTAGTGATGTAATGAAGGAGTTTCTTTTAGAACTATTAGATAGTGGAAAAGTAAGTAATCGTATTTACGAACAAATACCTATTGAAGAACGCCAACTTTTTGAAAAGATTGCTACTGGTGCTGGTATATTGAACGCACTAAAATTAAAACGAACTTTAAGTAACGAAGATAAAGAAGATAATGATAGATTTACTCTTTTGAAAGGGGAATATTTAGCAGGAAATAATAGTGTTGCTTTGTTAAAAGAATTAAGGAAATTAGTAGTCAAGTTTATGTCGCAAGGTAAAATATCAAAACAGGATGGAATGAACCTACTTATTGAATTATCTGTTTAGGGAAATAAATAGTTTAGAAAATAATTATATAGTAATATATTATATAAGTATGAGAACGCTAATCGTAAATAGTAGTAATGTGGTTGCTAATACAAACAATTCAGTTTTTAAATACAACTTCCCTGCCGGTAATGTAGAGTTTATGAAAGGACAAAAACTTGCTCTTGGTTCAATCCAGATGTATTATTCAACATTCAATATTACAGCAGCACAAGGTAATAATAGTTTTAGTTATGTGTGGGTTGATGGAAGAGAAATTACAATTACTATTCCTGATGGATTTTATGAGATTGCTACGCTTAATGATTTTTTACACTTTGTTATGGTTCAGCAAGGTCACTACCTATTAGATAGTGCTGGAAACTATTATTATTTTATTACTCTTGTTGTTAATTCTTCTACTTACCAAATTGATGTAAATTGTTTTCCTATTAGTTTAGCAACCTATCCTGTTGCTACTTATACTATTGGAACTTATACTGCTTCTACCATCACAACTTCTTCACCAACTACACCTGTATTATGGAGCAGACCTACAAGTCCTATTACACCTATGTTTAGAGTATTAGCAACTAATTTTAGAAATATTGTTGGATTTCAGGCAGGTTACTATCCACAAGGACAAACTGGTTATGCCTCTACTATTCCTACCACACCACTCGCACAAGCAGCAATTACTATTACTGCTACTTCTACTTTTTCTATTACTTCTATTGTTGGAACTACTTTAACTACAACTGGTTCTCCTGCCCTTTTAGCAGGTATGGTTATTTCAGGAACAGGTATTACTACTGGAACTTATATCGTATCAGGTTCAGCAAATACTTGGTTGGTTTCTGTATCACAAACTATCGGTGCTATTACAGGAACTTTTTATTCTATGTCTGCTTCTCAATCTCCAAGTTATTCTACAATCCAATCTTTTAGTTCTACTTCTGTTCCACAAGTATCTCCATTATCGTCTTATGTTTTAACCTGTAACCTATTGAATAACAATTTTGCTATTCCTAACTCACTTTTATATAGTTTTTCGCCACAAGCAGTTTTCGGTTCTCAATTTACTATTGCTCCAAATCAGTATAGTTTTATTGATATTCAACCAGGACAATATAACTCTTTTGAAGTATCCTTTTTAGACCAAAATAATATCCCAACTACACTACAAGATAATAATTTAGTAATATTGTTAATCATAGCAGACAAGGGAGAATTAGAAGGTTTAGCAATTTAAAAAAATATCTTATCTATAATATATAAGTATGTATATTCACAAGTTAGGTTCAACTACAAGTGGAGCAGGTTTAAGAACAACTATGGGTATTAGCAAAAATCACGCCATAGCAAGAAACCATAAAAGAATGATGGGTTCAGGTTTAGTAACTGAAATCTATGATAATGGAAAAGTTCAAAGAAAAAGTGATATTCTGCGTAATTTGAAAATAGCACAACCCAGAGTTCCCAAAAAATATATTTCGTTTGATGTTTAGGAATATCCAAGCAATACAATTCCGCTTGTGGTCGGTAAATATCCAAGCAATTCTATTTAGCAGAACTTTTGGAAAACTTTTAAGGAATACAATACAAAAAAATATATTTGTATTATATATAATGGATAATCTTGTTTTTGAAGAGAGTATCAACACGGAGGTCACTTCAAGTGAGTTTGTGGATAAGCAGTGGTTATATGTGAATGATAATAACAACGGCAGTTATTCAGGACAGATTGTTTTAGACACAACTTCGCTTTCAAACAGCGGTTCTTATATAAATTGGAGTGAGGCATTCATCGCTCTTCCTTTGGTCTTACAGGCAGAGGGTTCTGCTACTGCTATTACCGCCAGTAATAGTTTAGATTATTTAATGGGAATGAAAAACGGATTTTGGCAGATTTTACACAGCATGAGCGTTGAGTTTAACAACGGAAGTATTATTCAGCAAACTCCTTTCCTTAATGTGTTCTGTTCCTTTAAGAACCTTACAAGTTGGTCGCAGAATGATATTCAAAATTGGGGTGCTATTTGTGGTTTTTGTCCTGATACATCAAGGTCTTGGTTGTATAACAACAACTCTACTGCTAATTCTCTTCTTAACTTTGAGAATACATCAGGACAAGGGTTCTGTAATAACCGCACTTGCCCTTATGTTACTCTTTCTGCTTATGGATACTGGACTGGTTCGCTTGTAACGGCAACTGCTACTGCTGTTACAGCAATTACAACTCTTACCGGTCAATTACAAGTTGGTATGATGATTAGCGGACCAAGTGTTTCTGCTGGAACTTACATCACGGCAATTGTTTATGCTGCTGGTGTTCCTTCTACTGCTACTCTTTCTGCTGCTACTACTGGTGCTACTACGAATGTGATGCCTATGGTTGGTATTTCTCAAATATTACCTTACAATCCTGATGCTCCTTGTGGTGATGATAGTGATAATATCCGCCAAAATTACAACGCTGGTCTTCAACAGCGTATTGCTTGGTTGAACTTTTCTCTTTCTAACTTGGGTTCTGCTGTAACTCCTACACTCGCAAACTCTTTGACTTCTAACCAATCTTCCCTTCTTGCTGGTTCTTCTGGAACGGCAACTACTTCTGTTGCTTCTAACTCTGCTCTTAACCAAATCTTCCAAAGTTACATACAGAAAGCATCAACAACTCGTTCTATTATTTTTGACGCTGTTATTCGTCTTAAAGATATTGCTGATTTCTACCAAAAGTGTCCTCTTCTTAAAGGTTCTACTATGCGTATCTACCTTAACACTAACCAAGTTTATTTCACGATTGGTGCTTGTGCTGGTGTAGTTGCTGGTGCGGTTTCTACAACTGCTCTTTCTGCTGGTGCTTCCACTTCTCAAACAAATACCGGTTGTATCGCATTAACTTCTACTCCTGTTATTTTGGGAGGTGGTGGAACTAATCCTGTGATGGTTTCCTCTATGGATATAGGACAAGGTGCTTATAATCTTGTTCCACTCGCACAAACTCTTCCTGCTGCTCCTGAAAGTGTTAAAATTGGTCTTTCTATTGTTAGAACACAATTCTTATCAGGACAATTTACTACTTCTGTTTCTGCTCCTGTTACAAGTGTTCGCCTATACGCACCAGCATACACGATGTCGCCAATCGCAGAACAGCGTTATTTGTCGCTCACACCTACAAAGAAAATCGTGTATAATGATTTGTTCCAATACTCCTTTACTGGTGTAGCATCAGGACAAACTTTTTCGTTCCTTGTAACTAACGGCATACCAAATATTCGTGGAATATTGGTAATTCCTCTGCTTCCAAAGGCATCAAACGGCGTTGCTTCTACTTATCCTACTACAACTCCTCTTGCTGGTGTAACAACTTCTACTCTTCTTTCTCCCTTTGCTACTACTGGTGGAACTCCTGACCCTGTTTCTCTTACAAACTTCCAAATACAGATTTCTGGGAAAAACTTATTTATCAATAATCTTCAATATGATTATGAAACTTTTTACGAACAACTTGTTTCTTCTAACCAGTTGAACGGCAGTTTGACTACTTCTCTATCATCTGGTCTTATTGGGTTTGCCGAGTTTGAAAATCTTTACCGCTACTATTATGGTAATGCTGGTCGCTCTATTCCAAGTGAAGATGGTGTCGCAAAGGCAGTCCAAGTTTCAGGTGTTAATAACTCTCCTAACACAATTGACTTTATGGTATTTATTGAGTTTGAACGCCAAATTGTTGTTGATGTGAGAACCGGAGCAAGAGTTCAGTAAAAACCAAGCAAATAAGTAATAAATAAATAGAACTTTTTTTAAATATTTTTTTGTTAAAAGTGTGAGAAAACAATAGCATATCTCGTGCTTTTAGGAATATTTTTTTAGATTTTTATATATACTAATATATATAAGAATGGAGGTTATGAATGTTCCCCAGTCACGCAGTCGCATAAGTTTAGCGCCAAGTATGGTTAAGGGTAAAGGAACAAAGAAGGGTATGATGCGTAAAACCGCAAGAAAGGCGTTTGAACCTTCTATGGAAGGAGAAGGAGTTATGGATGTTTTAAAATCCGTAGGAAAAGCAGTTGCTCCTATCGCAATTGATTTAGCAAGTGACTACGCCAAGAAACGATTGAGTGGTGGTATGGCGTTGCCTTTGATGATGTCTGCCGCACAAAAACGCACTCTTAAAAAGGGTGGTGCTATTACTATTAAACCAGAGATGATTAGTGATGTAGCACAACAGGCACTTGCTATGCTTCCTGCTACTGCTAAAAAAGTATTAGGTTCTTTAAGTAAGAATAAGGGTATTAGAGTTGCTCTTAAACAAGGTGAAGATGTAATTGATAGAATGACCGGTAAAGGTCTTTTTGATGTAGTTAAAGCAGTTGGTAAAGTTGTTGCTCCTATCGCAATTGATTTAGCAAGTAAGGAGGCAAAACGCCGTGTTTCAGGAGAAGGTCTTTTTGATGTAGTAAAAGCAGTTGGAAAAGCAGTTGCTCCTGTTGCTATTGATTTAGCAAGTGACTACGCCAAGAAAAGAGTAAGTGGTGGTGCTATGAAAAGGGTTAGTGTGATGAATGGTTGTGGTTCTCCTTATGTATCCAAACCTTATAAGCAAGTTATGGATAGTTATAGTGAAGGTGGTTCGTTTGTCGCTGCTGGTGGTGGTATTTATCCTGCTGGAAGTTATGGTAGAGGAATAGATATGCCTATTCAACAAGGTAGTCCTTATGCTAATATTAATAGTCCTGCTATGAACCCTTTTATACCCCATCGTGGTATTCAATCTTATAACCCTATTAATAAGAAAGAAGGTCGTGGTCCTATCGGTTCTGTTATAGGACAAGTTTTAGGTAATTTTTTACCTATCTAAAAGATTTAGGAATATATTAGATAGTTCGTTTGATTTAGGAAAAAATAAAATAATTAGTATATATAAGAGATGAATAAATATCCTACTCCTCCTTCTTCTGCTTTTTTATCTACTATTAAGAGTTCTAACTATCCTTATGTTTATATGGGAGAATTGAATGAAAAACATTATAATAATGATATTTTGGAAAGATATAATGGTGTTAAAAAAACCGGTAGTAAATCAACCTTATTACATTACAAGATTTATGATTGGGTAAATAAAGATTATTATATTGAATTGAAATCAAGAAATAATGATTATAGTGTTTATAATACTACGATAATAGGTTACAATAAATTAGAAGAATGGAAAAAAGATAATACTGATAGAAAATACTTCTTTCTATTTGCCTTTTTAGATGGATTATATGAATGGGAATTAACCAAAGAAAATTATGAAAAGATTGGTGGTGATAATGCCGTTAAGAAAACCTCTTTTAAAAAGACCAATTCTTATTCTACTTTTAATGAAAATAAAGACCACTTATATATACCTATTAGTCAATTAACAAAAATTAATGATAAAGGTTGTTTAGTTCCTGATGATTTACTTTGTAACTCTAATAGAAGTATAACAAGTCGTTGTCTTATAAAAGCATTCTAATAATAATAATATATCTATACTATATATTATGATTACTAATTTTGATATTGAGGAAATAGCACAAGGATTAAAACTACCTATCGTTGGTGTATTTAGCAAAGATAAATTACCACAAAAGCGTAGTATTGGTTCTTATTATGTAAATATGGAAGATAGTGATAAAGGTAATGGAACTCACTGGGTTTTTATGAAAATATTTCCTTGTGGTTTTGCTTGTTACTTTGATAGTTTTGGAATATCACCGCCAGAACAAGTAAGAGATTTTTTAAAACCTTTTACACCATTCCCTTTTTCTAATAGACAAATACAAGATATTAAAAGTGAAAATTGTGGTAGATTTTGTATTCTTTGTGATTACTTTTTTACTCATCAAGTTAAATCTAAATTAAAAACGAATGATATGGTCGCAGAATGCTTTGATGATTTTTTAAACTCTTGGGTTATTAATACGAAAACGAATGATAAAATACTTAATGAAAGATTTAATAAACTTGCTTAAAATAATGTATCCATCTCAAAAATATCATCACTTTTATCTCTGGTCGCCAACGCATATTCGCTTACTTTATTCTCAAAGAAATTAGTTTTTGATTGTAATGATATTAAGAGCATCCAATCATAAGGATTTCTTACATCGTATATTTTATCGTAACCTAATTGAACTGAAAGGCGGTCTGCTACAAACTTTATATATTCAGTCATACTTTTACTATTCATTCCAATTAATCTACAAGGTAAAGCATCACAAATAAACTCACATTCTATTTCAACCATATCCATTATGATTTCTTTTATTTCTTTGAACGATAATTTATTAACTAATTTGGAATAAAGTAAAATAGCAAACTCCGTATGTAACGCTTCGTCCCTGCTAATTAATTCGTTACTGAATGTTAAACCTTGTAATAATCCTCTTTTCTTACACCAAAATACCGAAGCAAAAGCACCGGAAAAAGCAATCCCTTCCACACAAGCAAAGGCAACTAATCTTGTAGCAAAAGATTTATCACTATTAATATATTTCTTACACCAATCTGCTTTCTTCTTGATACAAGGAAATACAATCATAGCATTAAAAAGTTCTTGTTTATGTTTTTTATCCTTAATATAAGTATCAATAATTTTAGCATAAACTTCTTGATGTATCCCCTCCATAGCAATCTGGAAACCATAAAATAATCTTGCTTCACTATTTTGAACCTCATTATAAAACCTTTGACCGAGATTTTCGTTTATTAATCCATCGCTCCCAGCAAAGAACGCTAATATCATACTGATAAAGTAACGCTCATCTTCGTTTAATTTTTCGTTCCAATCTTTTAAATCTTTTGCTAAATCAATTTCCTCCTCCACCCAAAAACTACTTACTGCCCTCTTATACATATCAAAAATATCGTGATGTGTTACAGGTAGAATAGTATATTTACTATCATCTCCAATCAATAGTGGTTCTTCCATAATATTAATATATATTTAATATTATAGTTTAATTATTTTTTAAATCTCGTAATGCTTGTGAAAACCATTCAATAATAAAACCAATTACAAATCCTAACATACTTATAATGTATATATATTTTTAATATCCAAAATACTTCTTCTTACAAATAGGACATTCTTTTTTGCCGTGATTACAGATTTGTTCTTTACAGGATTTACAAATTGTATGACCGCAACTTGATATATCCATATTATCTTTTACCAAAGTTTCAAAACAAACCGGACAATCCGTTAGTTCTCCTACCTTTTCGTATAACTCAATAAATTGTTTTTTTAAGAACTCCAAATCTACTTCTCCACCAGATTTTAATTGTTCTACCAATTTTTTGTTTTCCTTCTTTACATCACTAAAATATTGTGCTAATTCATCATAATCGTCACGCATAATGTAAAAACTTTTCCAACCGACTTTTGCTTTGTTCTCTAAAACCTTCTTCTCCTTCAAGGACATAGTGATAGTTTGATTACTCATTCTATTATATATATACTATATACTTTCTTTTTAAGTTCTTTTTTAGATATATTATATATTTTAATATAATATATATATTTAATTATTCTTTTTAACTTTTCCATTCTCCAACTCCATCCCAATAATATTCAACCGCTTTTACTGCTCTATTCGTAGTCATAAAATTAACCATCGTATAATAGTTTGCTTGTAATGCTTTCATACCACCACGCTTATATATTCTGTTTCCGTATTCTTTGATTTGATTTTTTGGTTCTTCCTTAATCATCATATCTCCGTCTTCATCAAAATCAAAATTATCTTGATTTTCAATTATCTCAATAATTTTTTTAAGGTATTCGTAATTGAATACTCCAAACTCCGCCATCCATTCAAATACTTCCATTCTAATCCTTGCTGGTTTAGGAATATCGTTAATAACCGAAATCATCTTTGCGTTAATCTTATCGTAGGATGCTACACTCATTCTATATATATACTATATACTTTCTTTTTAAGTAGTTTTATATATTATATATTTTAATAAGTTAATAATAAGTATTTAGGAAATAAATATCACAACCAATTGTATAATATGGAAAACATTAAGATGTTAGAATTGTTTAAGGGAACTGGTAGTCAAAGTAAAGCAGCAATTAAATTAGGTATATTAGAGAAAAATATTGTAAGTTTAGATTTTGATAAAAAGTTTAATCCTACTATCTGTTGCGATATTATTGATTTGGATTATACTAAATTGGATACTCCTGATATTATTACTGCTTCTCCTCCGTGCGAAACTTTTTCAATACTTATCCAAACGCATAAAAATAAAGTCCGTGATTATAAAGGGGATATGCGACCATTAAACGCAAAGGGCGAAAAAGGTGATGCCGTTTTGTTTAAGACCATAGAAATTATCAAATACTTTTTATCCAAAAATCCTAACTTAAAGTTCGTTATTGAAAATCCAGTTGGATATATGAGAAAGATGCCGTGTATGACTGAACCACCAATTACTTTTATGGGCGTTGCGTGGTATAGTTGTTACGGATATACATACCGAAAACCAACTAATTTTTGGAGCAATATTAATTTGGATTTAAAGAAAGGCAAGAAAATAGAAACCGAAGTTGGAACAAAAAGCGATAAGACCAATATGCTTGATTTCCGTTTAAAACAAAGGTATTCTATGCCGGAACAACTTTGTAATGAATTGATTACCCAATTATTAAAGAATTAAATAAAATTGATTTATATATACTCTATATCTCAATATATAATATATTCCCCAAAACAACTTAAAGATAATACAATATCTAATGTATAATAGTAAGATGACTGCTACTACTGAAACCCCCTTTGCCTTAAACGCTCACTTTGTTGCTCTTAATAATGAACTCTCTAATCACTTTGGAGAAGTTGTTTATGTAGAAGATAATAAAAACGAAAAGAAATTAAATAAGATTGTAAAAGAATGGTATGTAACCATTAAAACCGAATACAAAAATTACTTGGAAACCAATAAGATTTCAACCAAGAACTATGTTAAGAACTTGGACGAAAAAATAACCGAAATTAAAAATATTATTATTGATTGGTATGTGAATGATGAATTAACCGATGAAAACCAAGAAAAATTAATTGCCGTAGGAATTGAGTTTGAAGAAGAAGAAGAAGAAATTGAACTCTGTAAGGGTTGCGGAGAATGCGATGGAGAAGAGCAATATGATTGGTATTGTGAAGAATGCCGTGCCGAGAACTTGGGTCACTATAAACAAGCAACCGAAGTTGATGAGGAAACGGACGAAGATGAAGATGAAGATGAAGCGGAGAATGAAATAATATATATTGATAATGGACTTAAAGATAATGCGATATGTAATATATCAAGTAGCGAGATGAGCGAACCAGTTTTAAGTGAAAAGCGTATTACGATTAAGGTTAAGAAGACCAACTTATTGGTAGTTGAACCTGAAAATATATATATTGATAATGGACTTAAAGATAATGCGATATGTAATATATCAAGTAGCGAGATGAGTGAATTAGACCAACTTAAAAAGCGTGTTGCTGAATTGGAAGCGGATAATAAGGAAAAGGAACGCCAACAAAAGATTGCCGAGAATAAAACTGAATGGTTTGAAAAACAATATCCTGAATGGATACAAACCAAGAGTTTAGAATGGCAAACCGAAATCTTGGAGTTTATGGAAAAGAAAAATATTCCTGATATTTTTGGAATTAATGGTGGCGATATTGATGCTTATGGAACTTATTACTTGGACGAAGAACAAAAAATAAATACCTATGTTACGGATAATGAATGCTTGGTTAAACAAATAAATAAGGCGATTGGATTTAGACCAAAGGAAGAAAAGAAAACCGATACTAAACGAGCAACTCCTAAAAAAATCTGCCGTGATAGTGATAAACTATTTAACGATGGAGAAGTATTAAAGCATACTGCTACAAAGGATAAGATTGCCTTAAATCATATTTATTGCTACTACGATAAAACCGAAGATAAGTTTGAATTATGTAGTGTAGTATTTAATATGTTGAATGAAATTGTAACCACAAATAAGTTGGGACATACCTTCAAAAATCTTAACCAGTTTATTATCTATAACAATAAGCAATATGCTCCTGAAAAAGTCCAGAAGGAAACTGCTTGGAATGGAAGCGTAAAATTGTGTAGAAATAAAGTATGGATTAATACCAAAGATTTAGAACCACTATAAAAAATAAAAAAGCGAAAAAATAAAAAAATAAACTTGTGTGAAAAATAATATATATTTTTGTAT